AGCTGCAGCGCCGCCGTCTCCAGCGAAGTCGGCACGATCAGCGTGTTCGGCTCGAGGTTCAGGATGGTGCCCTTCGGACCGGTCTGCAGGCGGAACTTAGAGCGCGAAGTGGCGAGGGCGGTCAGGCCCAAAGCCGAACCGGCGCCGGTCAGCAGGTTGTTGTGCGCGGCGTGGAAGAGGGCCTTGCTGTCTTCGCCCATCACCTGATTCGAGAGGAAGACGGCCCACACGGTGTCGGACTCCAGGCGCGCCGCCGCGACGCCGAGCTGGAACGGGATGCGAGTGATGGCCTGCAGGTCATCGTTGATGATGACCTTGCGGGTGACCGCAACCACCTCACCGAACGTCGCGAGCTGGTAGCTCTGGTTCGAGTCGGTGAGCGGCGTGCGATGGAACTCGCCCTTTTCATTGAGCGGCTGCAGCGCGGCGAGGTCGCTCAACTGGACGCGGTTCACCGGCTTGAAGTCGGAGGCCGTGACCTGGCGGCTGAACGCGGTGAAGGTGCGCGAGACGGCCTGATAGCCCTGGCGTAGCGTCTTGTTCGCGACGTTGGCGAGGATGTTTGGTAGGTCGGTGGTGGTGAGGGCGTTGAACGCGATGTCGTTCACGTTCATGCCGCGCGTGGACTTGCCGGTACGCTCGATGCAGAACCGGGCGAGGTCCAGAAGGCGCAGGCCGACGTACTCGCGCCCGCGATCGTTCATGATCGGGTTGAGCCCCGGATTCTCGCGGAACATGAGGTACGCCGTCATGTTCTGGCGAATCGTCTCACCTTCATCGCGGTCCAACGTGACCCCTGACCGGGTGGGCTGAGGGTTCTGGGGATTGGTCGGCGGCAACCGAAGGTCCAGCGCGGCGAGCCGATCGATGATCGCTGTGCCTGCCTGGTCCTTGGTCGCACCGGTCGCGATCAAGGCTTGCGACCAGCTCTCGCCAAGCTGAGCGCGGAAGGGAGCGAGTGCCGCCGTCACTTCGGCCACGCGCATGCGCTCCTGGTTGATGCCCTGCTGGCGGGCGGTTTCGATGTCCACGACCGGAGCGGAAGCGGCGCTGGCGTTCAGCTCCACCACCGCCGCGGACGCGGCGTTCTGTTCCGTGCGGGCCTCATTGCCCGTCTCGGTCTGATGTGCCATGGTCTGGCTCTCCTTGGGGCGAGTTGCCCGTGCCGGAACGGCTTTCGCTGTCGCGCCGGCAAGCTCGTCTTGAGCGGGTGGAATCTCCGCGCTCATCGTCACGGCGCCGGCCACGGCCGGCACCATCGTGAAACTGATTTCGAAGGGCTCCCAGTCAACGGCAGTCATCTGCCGGCGACTTACGCCCGTGGGCGTGGTCTCGTTGCGCGCGTAGATCGACGCGCCCATCGAGACGTTGCGGATGATTCCCGCCTTGATGTCTGCGCGCAGCCCGGCGAGGTCGGTCCGTGGACTGATCTGCAACTGCGCGTAGGCCTTGCCATTCTGAATCCACGCCTTGCGCACAACGCCGAGCTGGCTCGTGATTGAGCCGTACGTATCATGGTTGTCGCAGACCGGCGCGCCGTTGTTGAGGCGGTCCAACCGCACCGCGCCCGGGTCGAGACTGAGCGTCAAGTCGTACTGCTCGCCGGTTCGATAGTCGCAGCGCGGAACCGAGCTGCCGTCATAGAAGCAGCACGTGACCATTCCGCCGCCTTCGTCCCACGAGTCCGGCTCGAAGGTGGCGGCAAAGCGTTCGGCGTAGATTTCCCTCTGCTCGGGCGACTGTGCAACTGCAGCCGTCTTCGTTTCGATTCCTTCCATGAATCCTCCGTGCTATGAGTTGCTCTTGGCTTCGCTGCTCGAGTCGTTGCTGGTGCTGTCGCCGCCGCCGTCTTGCGGCTGCTGTGGTCCCTGCACTTGACCCTTGTCCGTGGTCTTGCGCGGGTCACCGTCGAGGATCAGCCCTGCGTCGTCGAACTTCTTGTTCCAGGCCACGATCTCTTTCAACTGCGCGTCGGGATCCTGGCCATGACTCGCCACCACCTCCGGCCAGGTGGACGCACCGATGCGCAGCGAGACGCGCTCGGCCATGGCCTCTTTGAGTGGATCGACCGACTCGAACTTGGGAGCGGTGAAGCGAACGCCGTAGTTGATCTCAGGAATCTCGCCAGCGACAAAAGCCACATTGATGAACCGCTTCCAGATGGGAATGAGGAGCTGCGGGATCAGGCACAGCCAGCGATAGGCTTCGACCGTGTTGCGGAAGCCTAGCATGCCGCCGCGGAACGAGCTGTAGTTCACCGCGCTCATGTCGCCGGTGAGCAACTCGTAGGGGATGCAGAGGCCGGCCGCGATTGAGCCCAACTGCGTCGAGCGGTAATCGCGATAGCCCGAGCTGTGCGCAGGCGCGCCGAAGCGGACATCTTCACCCGGCTTTAACCGCTTGATGATGCCGGGTTCGAGAAACTCTGTCGGCTCGCTCGTGACCGGGTCCGTCGTCGTCTCCGTCAGGTTGGCGAAGGAGCCATCCGGCGAGACCACGAAAGCGGCAAAGCACGCCTCAATCTTCTTGCGGACCAACTCTGCGTCCTCGTACTCGTCGAGGTCGCGCATCTTGAGCATCACCGGCGCGAACCACGTCACGCCGCGCACCTGTCCGGGGCGGTCCTTCTTATAGACGTGCAGCACGCTATCGGCCGGGATGGGCTTCGAAATGAAACCAGCCTGCCAGTTGGTCAGCGTCAGCGCGCCCGGGTGGTTCCCGAACATCCAGTACGCGACCCGCTTGCCGATCCCGTCGAACTGCACGCCCTGGATGATCGTGCCGCCGGACTCGATGGACATTGTCTTCGCGTGATCGAGATAGTCCGCCTCAAGCACCTGCAGTTGGAAAGGAACGTCCATCCCGTCGCCGGGCCGGCGCGGCCGGAAGCGTACCAGGCACTCGCCACTTTCGGCTACCGCTCTCGCGATCTGCCACTGCAAACCGTACAGGTCGAACTGGCCATCGGCGTCCGCCTGGTCGGCCCAGGCTTTGAACTTCTCGTCGATCAGCTCGTTGAGCTTGTCGTTGCCGGTGTCCGCGCGGGGTAGGATGCCCGTGCCAACCTGATTGCCGATCAGTTCGCTGAGCGCCTTGGCCGCGAAGGGATTGTTCCGCACCAGGTCGCGCGCGCGGTTGCGCAGCCACACCATCGAGCCCTGCGTTTCGCGGTTGGCGTCGGAGTTGGATGTGACCCAGCCGCCCGTGCGGCGGCCCATCATCCCTCCCTCATAGTTGAAGCGCTCGACGAGCCCGAGCGCGCGGCGGTACTGCACACGTCGCAGCGCTTCGCGGGGCGAGAAGAACCCGATGGTCCGGTCGAGCCAGTTCGTAGCTGCGTTAGCCATTCGGATTGTTCCCTCGACCGTCTTTCGAAACCTGCGCGTAGGAGTAGCTCTTGGGCGCCGCCGGATTGAGCGCCGCTTGCCGGGCGCGCATCCACGACTGGGCTTTGATCATGTCGTCGGTGCTGGCGTAGTCGGTGCGCATCCCGTCGATGGTCACGCTCTTGACGCCGCGCCCGATGGCATCGTCCAGCAGGTCGATGAGCACCTGGTAGTCGGCTGCTGTCTTGGCCATGCTTACCGTCTGAACCAATTGCGCTTCTGCAGGAAGCCTTCGCCGCCGCGCAGGAACGGGTTGGCGTCAGAGCGCTGCGCCGCCGGCGCGCTGGCCGGGCGGACGTCCGGCTCTTCCACCGCTCTGGCGACCTGCTGCGGCGCCGGCTGTCGCCGGGTATGTTTCCCGAAGCGGTCGCAGAACAGATTCAACTGCGCGCCCGAGAGTCCCAGCGACTTGAGCGCGGCGTAGGCATACACGCGGCAGTCGAGCGCCTCGTTGCGCGTGCCATCCTGTTTGCGCCACTCATACTTCGGAAAGCCATTGTGGTACTTGACGTACTTCTTCTCAGCGGTCAGCTGCTCGAAGTACTCCAGGTCGCGGCCGAGCGGAAAGTGGCAGTGCCCGGGCCCCGGTTCTTTGACCTTCACGCGGTCGTAGACCGCATCCTTGGCCGCGTTGACGCCGATCATGAAGAACGGCGTCTGGTTCTTCCGGCTCGGCTTGTGCGGCCAAATTGTGCCTTCCCCCGACCGGCCCGTCGTCGCGAAGACGCGTCGGTTGCAACGGTCCCTGGTGAACCGCAGCACCGTGGCGTCCTTATAGCCCGAGTCGAT